ATGGGCAACTGGAAAACCAATTACAGGGTCAGTGATTTATCTGACACTCAAAAGCTGGAAATGATCTGCAGGAAATGCAGCAGGCTTGTTTACATCAACAAGGCCACGATCTGCACAGCCAAAGGTCGTGAACAGCTCTATCTGGATGAAATAGAGAACCGCGCCCGATGCAAAGCGCGAGGCTGCAAAGGTCAGATGCGCATGGCTATGGTTCGGCTGGATGAAATGTCCGGCTTTACCGGAGGGCTGGCATGATGCCAACTTTACGCAGCTTAAGTCATCTTGACCTGCTGCGCCTGACCTGTGGAGGGTGTGGACGGGTCAGAGATATACCGTCGCGATTCATGGCTATGATGTGCGGGGAAGAGACCGAAATACTCACTATGCCACGTCGAATAAGGTGCCATGTCTGCGGTTATCGCGGCATCAGTAGCGTGGATATACTTGCTGGTCAGGTCGATCTGCAAGGATCGTATTTTATTTATCAGGAGGATGACGGTATGAGGAGGCTATTTTGAATGAGGACTCGGCACAATGAGTGATAATACCCCGCCATGGGAAAACAAACCGGCCAAACAGGAGGCACTCTATATCCACTGGTGCATGCATGAAGGCTGCAAAAAGTGGGGGAGCTTTGGCTTTAACGGTCGCTATGGAGTTGAATGGTTCTGCTTTGAACACAAAGAGGACGGCAATAAAACAGTTAAGTGACATACATATACTAAAGCTCTATAGACTGCTGTTTTAATTCTCCAACATGAGGGATTGACCAACTCATATTGGGTCGTACTGCTTAATTTCAACTACAACTTAAAATTGATATAAATAAAATTAAAAACTAATGATTGACAAAAAATATTAATAGTCCATATTGGTGTTATCGATATTTTACTTGTTTAGCTTTGCTTTTTGCGCAGCATCTGCGCCCTTAACGAACCTTTCATCTCAAAAATCGCTATCATACTCGTAACGCTATCCTGCGTTATGAGCACCTTATGTTGCTATGAAAGGGTTCATTATGACCACCGGCACAGTTAAATGGTTTAATTCCACAAAAGGCTTCGGCTTCATTCAGCCTGACAACGGCAATGCAGACGTATTTGTTCACATTTCAGCCGTTGAACGCGCTGGCATGCGTGAAATCGTTGAAGGCCAGAAGCTCGGTTACGACCTTGAGCGTGATAATAAGTCAGGCAAAATGTCAGCTTGCAATCTGCAAGCAGCATAACTTGGTGTAACTCACTCCTTTGACCACGGATGTACTGGCACTGGAGAGAATACACATAATGAGAGGTCAGGCATTTTTGTCTGGCCTTTTTTATTTCTCACATCAAGATTGGCTACCAGATGAAATCAATGCATAGCTTATTACGTCAAAATGCAGAAATTGCCTTTGAGAAAACACAGCTACAAAGCAGTGCTCATGCACGTATCTCCGATGAAATCGAAGAAAATGTGAAACTTCGTGATGAGAAGACCGCGCGATTAAAAGCACAAAGACTTGCTCAAGCGGCGATCACTCCACCGTTAAAAACAAAGAAAACGAAACCCACGAGTATCGTTAAGGCACATTAAAACCACCCTTTAGCATGAAGCTGACAACTCCAAGGATCAGAGCGCTTATTATAAGCCAAACGACCTTCGCCAGAGTATCACTCACACCGGATATCTTCTTTTCCAGATCATTGAACCGGTTGTCCATGTGCTTCCACTGCTCATCTTTGCGTGCATCTGCGATTTCAGACTGAACCTGAAACTTCTCCAGAACCACAAGGCGCGGGAGAATACCGGTCAGCTGCTGCTCAAGATTTACAACGCGGGAACGAAGATCGAAATCATTCTCTGTTGGCGACATTACCAGCACCCCGCCTTGTTTCCGTAGGCATTGTGACCGGCAATGCCTTTGCCCGCGCTCTGGTCATTACCTGCCATATAGACAGCGGTTTCCGGTTTAAGGCTGATTTTCTGCCATCCCGCGCAATTGTTCGCACTGGTCGCGCACCCCGCCAAGCTCAACACACAGAGCAACGCTGTCCATATTGTCGATTGTTTCATTAATCCCTGCCCTGTTCTCGATTGCCTGTGTCACAGCTTGAGCGGCTTTTAGTGCCGCATCCTGCTTGCCGTCATGTTGCCCGAGCGCATAAAAAAAGAGGCCTGAAACTGCCCCTCCGATTACCGCGCCAGTGATGTGTTGAAAGCTGATCTTCATGTCGCCTGATCCTGCATGCGCTTGATGAGGAAATATGCACCGGTGGCGAATGCTCCGGCCATGATAATTGCAAGCGCCCATTGGATCGGACCCGAGCCGGAAGCCATGCCGCCAAGACCAGATAAAAGGCCGCCAATTGATGCCCATGCCTCTGGCTTTTTAAATGTTTCCATGAGAGATTGATCTTTGGGGTTGGCTTTAGCCGGAGCTGAAGGCGCATCATCAACGAGAACGACGCCTTGGTGAAGTCCGCGTGCTTGAGCTTCCACACTGATCACCCGCTTTTGCCAACCCCGACCAAACACCGGCCATGTTTTCAATGACCGCATGAACCGGAGGCGTTCAGCAGCATATGCCGCAATAAGATCGCCTTTATAAGACTTCACGGCCGCGACAGTCTGACCGCCAACAATGCCGTCCGCAGTCACACCAACCACACGCTGCAGTGATTTAACCGCCTGAGCGGGTCCGCTATTCACCCCATAATCAAAAGCCATGAAGTCAATGCCAACCGGAAGCAGATCGCCGCCGGATTGCACCCAATACGAGCGCCGATAAATCTTTGCAGCTTCTTCCTTGGTGAGTGCTTTGACCTGTGCAGGTGTAACGCTGGCAACACCACGGTGAGCGGCCAATGTCCTGTGTGTGATGCCGTACTTCGTGGCACCGCCCGGGTCTTTCGGATTATTCACATATCCGCCCTCATGACCAAACATCAGGTCAAGCGCGGTCGTTAAGGTCTCACGCATAGCGTTCCTTTCATAAAAAAAGCCCCGCAAAAGCGAGGCATCAGTTCATTGTTGAAAATAATAATTACAAAGCTTAACTGCTACAGACAAATGAATATGCGTTTTCACATGACTGTTGCTGTCATGTAACAGCTATTTTTCACTTGCCAGTGTAGAAAATAACTCAAGAATCATCTTTTGGGAGATCAATATGTTTAAAAGCCTTACCCTTGCAGCATCCTCCGCATTTTTGTTCACCAGCTCCGCTATGGCCGCCGATGCCGTAGTTTATAACGAACCAGCACCAGTTGTGGTTGACACCTTCTCCTGGACAGGCGGCTACATTGGTGCGCATGCTGGCTACGGCTGGGGCAAAACCAATGACGTTAACAATCTTGGCTCCCCAGAAAAGAAAATGAAGGGCGGACTTGGCGGCATTCAAGCTGGTTACAACTACCAGTTTGACAATAATATGGTTCTTGGTGCGGAAGCTGACATTTCTTTCAGCGGCGTAAAGAAAAACTGGAATGATACCGACGCATACAGCACATATTACACACAAGACAAAATCGGCACACATGGTACAGTTCGGGCTCGTCTCGGTTATGCTGCTGATCGCTTCATGCCTTATATTACGGGCGGTCTGGCTTGGGCTGATATGAAGCATACTGTAGGATGTTCAGATAAAAACGCTCTTGGGGGCTTCCCAGCAGGAAGCACTTCATGCCGTGCTGGAACAGCTCGTCCATCATTTGAAAATTCGGCTTCAAAAACCTCCATTGGTTATAGCGTAGGTGCAGGTCTTGAATATGCTGTGACAAATAACTGGACTTTGAAGGCTGAATATCTTTACTCGAATTTTGGCAAGAAAAACGTCACTATTACAGATCCTAACTTCCCTGCTGCATCTGGTGAACGTCGCTTCAAAACAAACCTCAGCGAAGTTCGCATCGGTGTAAACTACAAGTTCTAATCCCTCCTATAGAACTGAATTACAGCCTCAGATCAACGTCTGGGGCTGTTTTCGTTTTAAGCGCTTAACGCCTGCTGCCACATTACATCAACCTGTTCCTGCGTTAACGGCAGACGAGCGACCATTTAATCTAAAAATGGGTGCGCGCACTAGTATTCTGTACAGGGTGTTATCCTATAGCTGCCTTGCCGATGCGTAGGTTAAGGTTTCTCCGCCTCGGACAGATACACCGCTTCCATTCACCTGAGTAAACACTTGGAAGTAATCATTGCCGTTACATTTAACGGATGACAACACGATCGACATTGAATCAAACGCGGCTTGAGCGATCTTCGAGGCTACCTTGTAGTCTACTCCATTCTTTCGGACTATCACATAAATCGACTGACCAACTGTAAGCCCTGAGAAGGCTAGCGTTGCCTCAATAGAGGCAAATCCGGCAAGCGGCTGCATTTTCACATCGGTTAGGAGCATCCCGTTGACGTTATCATTTGTCACGTCAAATGGCACCAAGGTAGGTGTTGCATTCGGCAAAGATGCGTCAGTAGACAGACTGAAAGATGTATACGGCGGGTAATCATACATGCCACCGGATTGCACTTCACCAGGTATATTGCCGGGGAAAAGATTTCGATTGAATGTCTCTGTTCTTATTTCACCGTTGTAGTGGCACAGGAATCGCTTGCCAGTTGCAGAGCCAGTGAATGTAGTGTTGATCGCTTTAATTACACTGAAAGCGCATCCGGCGAATTGCCCCCAAAAGTCTGGATTGTTTTGAATCGTAACAACCCTCGTCCCCACGTATTCTATACTGCCTCCTTCAGTTGCGTGTATGTGGTTCATGGCTCCACCAATAACCGTGTAGTCAGCAGACAGTACAATGTTTGCATATGATAATGATGCAAAGTGATCATATTGCTGATTATCCAGTATTACAGCCCCGATAATAGCAATGCTGGAGCCTGAACCATTGGCGGTATTAGAGTAGCCAGATTGAACATACTGAACACCTTCAACTGCAATACGCCCACCATTGATCACTTGAATGGTAACGCCACTTCCGGCGCCTAACCGAACATTTCCGGGATTGGACACATTACCACTTAATGTTAGGGGATAAGCGCCGGTTATCGTGCCTGCCCCCACAGGCATAGAATTTACAACGATATTTTCAGGATAAACACCGTCAGCCAGTTTAATCACTACAGAGAACGAATTCAGGTCGAGAGACTTGTAGATATAATTCAAACAAGCTGAGATAGTTTTGAATGGAGACGATAACCCACCGCCTTCATCATCCCCGGTATTAGTAACATTGATGGTGACGTGTGTACTAAGTTTGGTTCGGAATGCCCCTGCAATAGCTTCCGGGACATTACCGAGCTGAGTAAGAGGTACATTTCCTGCGCTGTCCAGAGAGGCCAGACTATCGGCTTCACCGATCCTTAAGTTAGTGATCGGAACCCTGCTGTCATTATCAAGCGGAGCAACGCCGTTCTTCACGCCGAGCTGATGCTCCATCAATGTTGGAAAACCACCAAGCTTTGTTCCATCATGGATACGGAGGTTGTTTTTCGTTGTATCATGCGTGATCTCACTCAAAGCACCGGCAAAATTTTCATGCTGTGCTGCTGTACCTCGACGCCAACGAACTTCTGTAGACATGGTAATATCCCTATAAAATTATAATCAGCAAAGCATTTGACGGTATTAAACGTCCGTCAGCGTTCCGTAATCGATAGTCGTTTCCAGCTTCATAACCTTGCTGGGATCAAGCAACTCAAGGCGTTCAGACTCCGCAGTCGTAAACGCCTGATAGCCGTTTGCAAATGTAAAGGTCAGAGCTCCCGAGCCAGTAACCGGCTGGCTAGAAACGTCGAAACCTTCCGGTGCCGACAGATCAACAGAAGTCACAGTACCTGAACCAGCATCGGGCAATTCATCCAATCTGGCCAAAGGGATGCCGCCTTGTGTTGTGCCATCGTGTAAATGCAGCCTGCCAGTTGAGGTGTTATGGGTTACCTCACTTTGTGCGCCAGTAAACGAGGTATGCTCTGCGGTTGTCCCTCGACGTAAGCGTAAAACAGTTGCTTTTGCCATTATTCCAGTTCTCCAAAATCATTGTCGAAGTATTCCATAGGCGTTAATACAGACCCAAAATCATAACTCTCCGAATCTGAAGCTATTTCTCCGGCATCGACGTCCTCTTCCCCTGTCATGAGATACCTCCGAAATCCCTGTCAAAATATGTGCTGGTGTCAGAAGTCCATCCAAAATCATAAGCCAGCCCTGGCTGAAACCCGATAGACCCAGACATGGCAGCCTCCACAAGGTCCTGAGCTGTCTGTGCAGCTGCTTCTGACGAGTTGGCCGCAGCCTCAGCACGTGCAACCAAAGCATCAAATTGACTAAGCTGATGGACAATCGCGTCAATCTGGGATTGGAGCTGCCGATCTCCGGCGATGCGTTCAGTGCGCTCCAACGCATCCGCAGCTATGCGCTGCACCCTCTCTAATAAATCAGCCGCAATACGCTCTAGTCGTTCCCTAACAAGGCCATCGCCAATCAAAGAAATTCGACTGTCCCGATCTTGTATCGCCATTGTCAGGCGATCAAGCTGAAGCTCAACTGCCTTCGCATCATTCCTCTGTTTGTTCTCCAAATCAACGGATTGCTTGGCCTGCGTCATACGGGTGAGGACGACTTTTAGACCGGCAGCGGGCGCATTGTAGAAAGACACGGAACCGCCATTTGGCCACGAGCTGCCAGCGATTGAGTAATGCTGATTTAAGTATTGCGGCGTCTCTACACCATCGGCATTGCGCAATGTCACGACGACTTCTTCAGCCTGCAAAAAGCGTCTCGGATATGGAAAATCCTTAAGCGCCCCATCTGCATCTGAAATGAACTCTAGCTGGTCTGGCACGGGTACAGTCATGGAAAGCTCCATATAAAAGCCCTGCAAAAGTGGGGCTGTGTCTAAGTTCAAAATAATAATACCATCGACATATACCCGCATGTTTTGCAAAGTAGAGAAAACGGGAGGAAGTGATGTTTGGTCAAATTTCTTATGTTTTACGATTCAACAATGCCTTGGCATTGCTCGGGGTAAATCCACAACATTTAACTGAGACGGCACGACAGTCAGCTCAGGTTGTCGGCCAAGAGTTAGGGGCAACGCCGCAAGAAATAGCTCTTGTTCTTGCTAGTGACCTTCCCCTTGATTACAAAATGCAACTTGATCCAAAAACTGCAATGACATGGATCAGAAAAAGGAAAATCAATCCTAGGAACCCCAATGTTAGAGAGGCTTTATACAACCTAGGCTGGGGCGAGTTGGTAGACTATTGACTACTTTTTGTCTTGTAGGCCAATCGCATCGCCAGTCGTGTCCTCAAGTGTATTAAGCAAGCTTCGAACATAGAATAGGTTCTGAAACGGCAGCAAGCCTCTGATTTTATGCAGATCGGCTTTTGATGTGTCGCCAGCAAAGATGGAGCCCGACACTTGGAATATGTCCGAAACTGCATCGGGGGTCGGGCCGAGGAATGCGCCAATCACATTACGCGACTGGTAGCGGCTCATAGGCTCGCCAGTAAGTCCAGATAGCCCGAACCGCCCACGGCTAGCCTTCTCCGCAATATTATTTACATCCATCATCCAGCCGCTCAGACCAGACCAGTCAAATGCGTTGGTTGCCCAAACCATCGGATTGTCTGAAAGCTCACGTTCTGCTGTCAGTTGCTTGGCCATATAGGTCATCGCGCCGAGTGAGAGGGCAGTAACAATGCCGGCCAATGTATCCGCATCACGTTGCTGGATTGCTGAGAGGGTAATTTTCTGCATGGCAGACACGTTGAAGCTTTTAAACTGGCCAATTGTCTTCCCAAGCTCTGTACTCATCCAGAGCGGCTTATCTTGCCCGGGCGTTACAATGATGCGATCAACATCTCGCACTACGGCCGTTCGAAAGGCTTCTCGCGCCAGACGATCATCCCAATCTCCCGCCTTTGCCAGCAGAACGCCGTCCTGTGTTTCGCCATACTTCTTGAACTGTTTATGAATTCGCTCAGCAAGATCGGCGTTGATGCCAGCAGCGCCAAGTCTCCTGATCTGTTTTGCTGTGGCAGTGCCTCTGGCAATGGCTTCGATTGCATGAAGCATATTGGTCATAACGATCATACCGCTGAACTGCTTCATCGCGGCATTCCAAGGAGCCATGAGTGACACCACGCCAAATCGCGTCCCGAGAGACTTAATGGCGCGTTCAAACTTGCTGCCACGGCCGAAGTCGTCGCCAATTTCAGCCAGCGACATTGCGCGGCTATCAAGGATCATATCGAGAGCAGTACCGGCTGCCTTGACCTCTTTACCTGCCATGCGAACAGCTTTTATGTTCGTCACAAGAGGCAAGAAGCCATCACGGAAAGTCGAGGTCAATCCATGTTTAAAAACGATACCGGCCATATCCGGAAAGGCTGAAAGGGTCATGCCTCCCAACAAGCGCAAGTAATTCAGGTTACGTGCTACGCGACCGGCGCGAAGCACAATACCATCTGGATTTGATGGCAATGCATACTGCCCACGGATACGGTCGCGCATGCCTTCAATATCACGCACTGCACTCTTGCGGGCTTTTTCGAGACGCGCGCGTTCTTTAGCCTTCACCTCGGGAGTAGCTGCCTTTCCCTCTTTATCAAGCATACCGTCGACAGCAGCAATCTTACGATTGGCTTCATCGTTGATCTTGCGGATTTGCTCTGCCATATCCGGTGAACCGAACTTATTGGTCAGTTCAATATCTGCTGACATGGTGCGTACCTGAGCGTGGAGCACCTCTTCAATGTCGGTATTGAGGAACTCCTGTATCTTCTTGCTTTCAATGCGCAGAAGACGCTCTTTCAATGGGCCACGTGGCCCCGAAACAATGCTGTCATATGGGATGCGACCATCAGCATTACCCAGAATTGTATCTATAGTCTGGTCAACGATATCTGTGATCTCATCGTCCGACAGGCGTGAGAATTCATCCGCCTTCTTGGCAGCTGCATCAGCCTTTACATTAGCTTGCCTCGCGACACTCTCAGCATCACTGATCCGTGCCGCAGCATCACGTTTCGACACAAAATAATCATTCAGGATACGCGCAAAATCAGTTCGGTACGCCGCGATTTTATCTTTGTTGTACATGCGAAACAGGTGCGATACATCGCCTGCAGCGGCAATATCCTCGGGCAGCAAGCGGGCTTCAATGGCGGCACGCTTCATTGCATCGTCAATCTGCCGGTAGATTTTTGCCGCTTCCGCAATTTCAGGAACAGCATGCGCGTCGCCGCTAAACGCTGCCCGCCCCACTTCCTCTTTAAACTGCTTGAATGTCATCTTATCGCCACCGGTTATGCGCTGCATTTCAGAGCGCATAGGAGCAAGACGGCGCTGCCATCCGGTCGGATCTGGTGCGTTGTGAAAATATTTGGCGTATGCCGTATCAATCTGTTGCAGCGTGTCTGCCAGCGGTGCCTGCCACATCTTCATTCGAGTTTCTACAGAGCCCCCGATTTCTGTCGCAACACCTTCAGCATTGGCTTTGTATTCCAGCGGGGTTTCAGCCAGTTGCCGTGCAGTCGACCTCGCCTCATCAAAATCTGAAAGCTGTGAACGGATAAGAGGGTCTTGAGAGCGAACACCCCAAAACTTCTTGATCAGTGCTTCATCTTTAATTTCAGTCGGGCCTTTGTTTACGGCCGCAGCGCCAGCTGATTGTGCGCTGCCACCGCCGAACGCCGCCATGTCAGCTTCTTCAAAAGCTTTATTCTGCTGTTCGATCTTACGACTAAGCCCAGACAGCTCAGTGGATGATAGATACCGGCCTGCCAGCGTTCCAAGCGCTCCACCCAGCAGAACTGAACCACCAATATTAAAGACGCTTTCTTCGCCAGTGCGTGTCTGCTGTGTCAGCTGTAAACCAGCTTCGGACACAGTGGCGTCAATACCAGCACCAATTGCTGCCCCTGCCGCAGTTCCTGCCGCGCTTTTTGCTGCACCAAGCACACCACCGCCAATAGGTAAAAGCGTTGGAAGGTCAAACACGCCAGCAGCAAGTGAAGCAATTGTGCCGTGGATGCCAGCAGCATCCAGAGTTCTGCGATCCGAGACTTCGCGTTGAATTTGGATTTTCAACGCATCCGCCGCTCTCTGATTAAACACGCCTGAGAAGCGTTCCACATATGGTGCAAAATCCGGATCATCCTTGACATAATCGATGGCATTGAAGCCTTGTTCAATTTCGTAAGGGTCTGACATGCCTCGCGAAGTGATATAAGATGTAACCATATTATCCGAACGAAAGGCTGCGGCCATTGTCTCGCCCATGGTCGGGTCTTGCGGTACATCAGCAGGCGCGACATTTGTCAGGTTTTGCACACGAACTGCAGGTTCATAAAAAGGCATCAGTTCCCACCTGCATTCAGTAAGCCGCTATCTTTGGCGTTTTGGAATAGTTGAGTGCGCTGCTGATTAAGACCGGATTTCACAGTCGGCGTTTGGCTTGCCGGCACAGGAATATTAGGAACTGTTGGCTGAGGTAAAACTTGCTGTGCCTCCGGATTATCCCATGCAGAACTTGCACCCATTGGGATATCGCCGCCGTTCATATACTCAGCCATTCCGAGGCCACTAACTTGATTTCGCGTAGCTGTTTCAAGTCGCTTATCTTGTTGTTTTCGTGCTGCAGCTGACACAACAGACAAGTCTGGTCGCCATTGTTTGCCATAAAGGGTTTGCAAATTCCCCTGCTCATCCTTGTAAAGAACGGTGTAGCCGGGCAATTGATGGGACTTCACTTCTGAGCCGGTGTCAGGTGTTGATACCAGTACAATACGGCTCATGATGCTATCGCGTGTCATTGTGCGATATTCCGTCAGTCCGTCTTCATTACGGATAAAAACTTCGCGCCCTTCAACTAACCCGCGATAGCCATCATTCCCCTTTGTTGGATTGAGCAATTGGTCATTCGGAAATGCCTGCGCCAGATCATTGATAAGCTGATCTTTCACATATCCATACGGGTCGCCGTCATTTGGCTTTGCTGGCCAGAACTTATCCGGCGGGTATTTCATCACGGACTTCGTGCCGGTGATTTCCGTTGTCCCGTACAGCCGTTTCATTTCAGCATCAGCACGGTTTTTTGCAAGTTCCGGATTGCCGCCAGATGCGTAAAACTGCTCTTCTGCGATCGCTAAATAATCGGCTGCAATCCCTGCGGCTTGCTGCTCGTTGAAACCTAATTTCGGGTCATTGAAAGGCAACCAGCTATCATCGAAAATTGCGCCAATATTCGTGTTCTCGATCTGCTTCCTGAACTCTTTGGCAGCTGGCTCTAATGCTTTACGCTCACGAATTTTATTCGGATCATTCTGCTCAGCGATGCGCCGCGCTGCATCAGACGGCGACAGATTAAGCGTATTTACATAATAGTCAAAGTCATCAACTTTCTTCTGAACTGCACTCCCGCCGTCACGGCGACCAAGTGCAGACGGATTGATCTGCGAAAATCGTGAGGCTGCTTGTAAAGCGGCTTCGACTTCAGCAGGAACCTGACTTTCTGCCCCAGCGCGGAGTTGGTTCATCGTTGATTGCGGCACTGTACCAGACTGAACCACCAACGTTTCCAGTGCCGCCTGTCTATTCTCCGGCGCAACAGCCTGATTGATAACCCCGCCAATTGCATCAACCTTCTTCTTTCCATCAGACGAGTACGGATCAAGGCTGAGTACACCATTCTGGAAGTCAGCCATCGCCTGAGCTGTCATAACCTGATCGCCCTGACGGGATCGCAAAGCCGACAGTAGCGTAGCTTTATCGCTATCATTCATCCGGCTCGATAAGATTTGCTGATCACTGGAAATTTCACCCGTCTGGATACCAAGCTGCAAAGCACCTTTTTCGCTATTGTAGGTGGCGGTTGCCTGCGCATCGATAGCTGTCTGCCCCCGCTGTGCGGCGGCATTCATCTGATCATATAGCGATAGACGTTGAGACAGCGACAAATTAGCAAAGCGCGGATCAGCAGGTGTCTGCTGTTGAGATGCGGTTACGCTTCTCCCAGTCTCGCCTTCTGCATGCTTCCCACCTCGCGTAGTGCTATCTTCAATATGCCAATTCTCATTTGCCAGTGGGAACTTAAGACCGAACCGACCAGCATTCTGATGAACCCATGCTACAACTTCCTGCGGCGCATGCTTTAAGCTCTTACCGTTAAAAGATAAATCAGCCGCTGTTCCATGGTTGTGATTTGACTTGCCTGGAGGAGCCACCCACTTACGAGCCGCCTCAGGCGATCCATATTTAACGAGCGCCTCTTGCCATAACCGCGATTGTCGCTCATTGGAACGAGCGCCAGAGTAAATGCCAAGACCAGCCTGAATTTCAGGAGGTGCCGATTGCATTAGGTTTGCAAGCTTGTCGGCAAACCCATCCTGCATACCCGAAATATGACTACCGTCTTTGTCCGTCTTGGATAATAGAAATCGCTTTGCTTGTCCCGCAGCGGCCGATGGAACGCCAAGGCGATCGGCCGCACCCGCAACAGATGCAGGATTGGCCTGAGCATTCCGGACTTCTCGCTCGCCAATGGTCAGCGAAAACATTTCGTCTGCCTGCTTTTTGAGCTTTTCTTTTTCGGTTGGCGACAGACCAGAAGCATCAATAGTACGGTGAGCATCCTGCTTTGCCGCGTCAAACATGGTCGGATCGTTAAATACTTGATTTTGCAGTGTCTGCTGGCGTTCTGTAATGCTTGTGCGATACCAGTTATTTCGCTGATCGATTTCTGCCGCCGCTCCTTTGTCGATCCATTGGTTTCGTGCAGTGGAAACCAGCTCAGCAAATTTGGGTTTGAGGCTATCCGGTACAGATTTCAAAAACTCCTCTGACCGCTTGGTATAGATGCCCGACACATTATCGGTGAACCCTTTACCTGAGGGGGCCATGCCTTCCTGCTGCTTAGCGAAATCTAATGCATTATCATCCTGCCAGCGCTGAAAAGCTTGATTGGTAGCAAAATCATCAACCTGCTGCTCCATCTGCTGACGACGCAAAGCCATCTGGTTCTGCATGTCTGCATGATTGCTGATTGCGTTACCAACCTGCGCCAAGCCCTGACCAATGCTGTTATCTACGCGTGTGTCAGGAACGCGGCCAATATCAATGGTACGGCCAGCTTCAATCGGACGAATTTGAACCATTAAAACAAACCTTGGATCGAGCCACTACGAGCACGTTGATACTGAGTATAAGGATTTGAAATCATTGTACGCTGCTGGTTCGTCTGGCTGATGCCTGTGAAAGCATTCACACCAGTGGCCAATGCCCCCATATACCCGCCCGTCATCGCACTCTTTGCATTTGACCGAGCAAGTCCTGACTGGAACCGGTAATTGTCGCTTTGTACCTGAGCGCCGTAGCGAATAGCTTGCTCATCTAGGCTCGCCTCAGTTGCGCTGTCCTGCAGTACATCTATCGCAGAGCCAGATAGTGCGATACCGCTTGATAGATACTGACCCCGCATAGATGCGAGCTGCCGGTCACTGGAGCGGCTTTGAAGGTTCGCATCATAGTTCCCCTTCTCCGCTGCCATTTGCGCCTGACGGTCAGCATATGCTGCTTGTGATTTATATGAGGCAGACTGCGCGCTGGCTCCGGCTACCTGTCCAGCCATGGAGACACCTGCACCTATGAGCGTCATTGAAAGTGGGTCAAAGCACATTAAGGGGTACTCTCCAATTGCAAGACCAAAGATCGGACGAGCAAAGGCAGCGGCTCATCTGTTTCAAAGATAAGTTTGCCCCCACCCTCCATCCATGATCCGGATAGGTCGCAAGGCACAAAGCCCGTATGGAGTTCAATCGCGCTTCCGAAAAGGCTATCACCTGTTTTCAGCAGCTGTTCATGTAAACTCGGCTGCCAATTCTCACCGCCAGCTGATCCGACTTTTGCCGCGCCTGAGTTTAAAACATCTATGCTTGCCGCAATGATAGTGCGGTTACGACCGAATAGTGTGCCATCTTGTTGAGGTCCTGCTACAGGCTGCGTGATCGCTCGACTTTGAAATTTAAGGCCAATGCTAATTTTCGCAGCGGGAAAAGGAAGCGTTACGCTCCCGCCTACAACCTGCAAGTCTTTGACCACGCTGCCATCAGCCAGAGCCACAACTGCTTCACCCTCAAGGTGTCCAAGTCCGGTGATTACACTGATCTCAGTACCGCTATACTTGGCCCCGCAATCGACGTGAAATGCGTTTTCGACAGTATCAATGTCACCATCAAACGGTCGCTCAAGAACTTCGATGTAGCGCTTTAGCTGTCCATTGATTGACCGGCGGACGCAGAGATAAACATCGTCAAAGCCCTCTTCCTCCCCCGGAATAATTGCTAAGCTTTCAACGACGCCGCCAGAGATTTCATGTTTTGCAAAACCGACAACTTTCTGTTCCCTGTCATAAGTGACGGAAACGAGAGAGCCGTCTGCCATCGCACAGTAAATTTGCGGGTCAGGACGCTCACAATACCCCCAGTCGATTATCCCGCTTTTAAACAGATGCTCCCCAAGCAGAGATAATTCCGGTGCAACATACCGGTTTTGGTCACCCAAAACGAGTTCACGTATCTTCGTCGCGCCTACACCGGCATAAATTGTAACGCCACCAATCGACAGAGGCTTGAGAGCTGCAGCACCACTTGTAGGGCCTTTGCGCTGAGATATATTCACCGCCGAGAATGTTTTATTCAGATCAGCGGGGCCAACGGTTCGAATTTGACCTGATGAGCCTGTTACCAAATCCTCGTCGTCGGCCAACCATAGGATTTCATTCTGATTTGATGAGAGTAGTGTAATAGCTAAACCATCGGTTTCTACATTTGGTTCACTCAATCCATAATCATCAAAGACACCTTGCTTGGAGCCGAATACCGTCACTGGCTGACTATCAGTCCTCGCCCACATCAACCGCTCATTGAACAGCCTGACACATGCTGGCCAGCCTGAGGACGGTGAAAATGATCCCATCCGCCATGATGCAATCGGGGCAGTGTTGAGCAGCTTATGTCCGTACAGTTGGACTAAAACCTGCGTTGCTGAAATATAGCCAGTAATTTTTGCCCACTGCCACCGTGCCGATGGCCCGACATACCGAATTGTGCGCCCTACATCTGCAGTCTGGAAGCCATTACCGTTATTGATGCCGGCTGTTGAGGATGCAGTTAGCGTTGTTGGTATCTGTTCAGTTGCCAACCGATGAAGGCCAATGTCACCCCAACGCAGTTGAGTTGAATCATTTCCCTGCGGCCCCATCCAATTGAAACGATACTTTGAAAATGCTCGCTTGTTGTCGGTTTCAAAATAATGTCGTCCACGGCGTGACCAGCCGCTTTCGCCCTCAACGACATGCAGCACGACCCAGTCAGTACCGTCCCACCCTTGGAATTCCCAGCCATTAGGGCTGTCATACATGAATTCTGAGTTTGCCCCTGTTACCCAGTAATTATCAACGGCTTCCGGACTTGCCAGATCAAACTGCTGGAATCCTGTCCCTGTATTGGTACTAGAACTGTGTCCCACAATATTTACGCCACCATCACCTCCCGGGCGCAGAGTTGTAGAGACGTTTTCTTTGTCCATGTATGGGCCGTCATTGAAAACGACATCCACCATTGACCAATTAACATCACCGGCGCGGAGCAGTTTTTTCGGGCTTACATCTTTGTGCGCAAAATATGCCGCGTCGTTGAACTGATCATAGCTCACTCTCTGCAGGTTCGAAGCGGAATACGGGTGCGAAATGGAATACGGAGCAGCGCCAGAATATAATTGTGCTCTTTCAGACAGGAAGCGCATCGTCCCGTTTCCGTTTAGCGCTAGGACATATGCCTGTTCTTCTGAAAAACGGAATGGTAGCAATCGTGTCAGCTGGTTGCTGTCTGCTACTTCTGCAATAAATACCGTACCAGACCGGCGACGAAGCCCGCCATGTGTCAGTACATTAAAATTCACACAGTACGACAGTGACGATAGCCAGAAATCAACGTCAGAGCGAGACCCTAAAAGTGGAGTCGTCCAGCCTTTATCAAATGTAGCCGTATGTGAATAATAAGCCATTAGCGCTGCGCCACCCAATCATCATCAGCAGCACGTGGGCTTGTGCCTTCTATTGCATCAATACGCCATGCTGCATCGATCGCTTCACGGTAGAGGCCTTGAGCCACCTGCACATAGGACACTTTCCCCGTGACCCAATGGCCGCATTTCATCGCAATGTAAGCTGCCAGCGCCTCAACGAATGCCGCTGGATACCGATCATAATCCTCAGTACGTCGAACATACCGAACCTTGAGCGGGCCTTGCGCATCGGTGAGTATCCGAGAGCCTTCAACCTCATGACGGATCGGGGTGCCTTCTGACTTCCCGCAAGCTGTTACCGGCAGCACCCGCAGACAGTCGTGCGGAACTGTAAAAGCGTGTCGCCAGCCGAACGCAGGTGCAACTGTATCCGCAGCCAGAGACACGCGATGAAGTGCGAAATTCCAATCATAACGAGAGAGCAAGCTATCTCGCGATGTATCGAAATTACGTTTCATCCAGCGAACAATTGGCCGATTATCATTCTCAAGGCTGGTAATCTCAGCCTCTTTGAGAATGTCGAGCGCCTGATTACAGATATCGGTGGGGGTCATGCTTCCTCACCTTCCGGCTCTGGTTCAGGAGGTGGTGGCGGCTGTGTCTGCTGTGCGTCACGACGCTGTTTCTGCTTTTTCAGATACCACCACGATAACGGAGGGCTATATGCAGCCATTGCTCTATTCCGTCACAGGTGAACGGACAGGTTTCTGCATGCGCTTACCATCTGGCCTGCGTCTGTTCAGAACATCGAGAGTGGCTTTTCCCGCTGCATTAGCCGCCTCGATATTCGTTTCACGAATAGAACGGTCGATCTCGCGCTGCTCCAAATTTAATTCGTGCAGTGTCTTTTCACGATGAGGCTCGATATCTTTACTCATGGAAATCTCCAAAAAGAAAAGGAGGGCGATTGCCCTCCAGTTCGATTAGCCGTTGGTGACGAGGAAACTGATCGGAATCTGCTTCCGCTCTGGATAAACGCGATCCCAATTCGCAGCTGTTGCCATTTCTGCGGTTGTCGGGAACTCTCCCGCCACACTGGCATCCGTCCACTTGATGCCGTAAGGGTGCAGTACAAACTGACGGCGCGTATAGAGAATATCACCGCCAACGCCGTTGCCCTGTTCAGGCTTGCGGTCAATTTCGATATTCGGACTTGTGCTCATCGCCTGTTCGTTGAAGCAGATTGCTTCATTCCCCAACAGATATGTCACATAGCTGGTTGGGTTACCGGTACCGTTGCTGATGATCTTTGCGGTATCAGACACAACAACACGATAGCCTAGATATGTCGGGAAGCGAACTTCGCCACGCGCATCAGGGATAAAGTCGATGAGGTTCTGTTTCTGCAAACGGGTGTAAATTGCCGAGTGCATAATCAGCGTCGACAAATCTTCCGCCGCATCACCCATTGTCTGCTTTGTATCAAGGATAGCTTCAGCAGAAATCAGATTTGCGTCTGTGGGCGTGCCGGTTGTGATCCCGATATTGTTGACCATATCACCGGAATCGTTGGCCACATTGTCCAGATACACACCATGGAGCGAGGCAACCAACAGCGTATTCAGATTGCGGATCCACCAGTCTGAGACAAGATTACCAATTGCCTTCATTGGGTCATCACCGGCCAATACACCAGACAGACGCATAGATGACCACGACTTGGTGCGAACATGACGAGCTGCCACATCTTTACCGGCTTCGATTTTGCCCGGAACGCTGAGCTGTGTCGGATCATCAGAACCAATATCACTATCAACATCGGTCAGATCACGCCAAAAAGGCACGTTCGACGTCTTGCCCCCACCGATCAGGAATTTAGCCATATTGGCATCGTTCCGAAGAATACCGGACTGGAAGATTGCACCACGCTCTTTTGTGCGCTTGATCATGTATGGATAGAAAACTTCTGGGACGATAACGTCCGAAATGCGGGTAGTAGCCATTGCTATAACCTTTCCTGAATGGCTGCCGTCACTTACAGTCCGTAATCAGCAGGGTTGCCACCTGCCGCACGGATCAGTGATCTGGCTTTTGACGGATCGTCACGAACGAGCTGCCCCTGTTGTGTCAGGTTTTCATGCTCAGCTGAGAATGGATTGCTGATTGTGCCACCGGCATTGAGAACAGTTGTGTCCTCGCCGTACATTTCCTTGCCAACTTTGGAGAGCGCAAAGGCGATCTTCGGGCTGAGAACAGCTCCATCGGCCGACAAAGCTCCAAGGCGGGTAAGTTCATCCTTTAGACCTAGCTGGCCAATAGCTCGGCTCGTATATTCGAGGTTCTGCTTGTAGCCGTCAGTATCCGGATCGCCCCACTGCATAACGATTTCACGGTGGGTATCGCCTTCGGCTTTTGCCATGGCATCGCGTGCCGCAGTAAAGCCTCCGGCCTGCATCCCAACGAATTTGTCATGCAATGTCTGGGCTTGGGCAGGCGTTAAACCGGCCTCATGCGCCCATGTACGGAATTCAATCGCGCTCTTTTCGTCATAAGGGAAACCTTCCGGCACAGCTTCAGTATTGAGCTTAAGCTCATACTTATCCGGCGTTTCAGGTCGTCCCAACTTGCCGTAGAACGCATTCCAATCATCAGCCGAGGCATCCGCCTCTGGCACTTTCAAGGCCTTGCTTGCGTGGGTTTCCAGCTCACGATACGAACGGATCGCATCATCTGCCGTCTTCCACTGCTTCGCTTCGACTAAAGTGCGGTTATCTTCAAATTGAAGGCCAGCCACCCAGTCAACGCTGTTACCATTTGACCCTTGATCAGTAACAACGGTTGCGTTCGGAGCGGTTGTAGATGTTTCCACCTGCCCATTCTCGTCTGCCATAATGATTATCCTTGTTTAGAGGTGCTCGGCTTCTGCGCGAGCGGCTTCTTCCAAAGCTCTCAATTGTTCATCACTGAGAGACAGGAAATGAAAAAGCCGCCCGAAGGCGGCTCGCTGACCGGCGCTATAACCGGCTTGGTAAAGTGAGAGATCGGCATCAGGCGGCTCGACCATATAAAAACCGGTCTGCGCGGCCAGATCAGCCAACACAATTTCGGCTGCCTCAGTCTGTTTTCCGAACACTTCAAGATAAGCGGCATGAAGTTGCTGCTCTGTTTGTGCCGGAAGTATTTGGCGGGTTTTGGAAACGTTGCGCCACGTCATGCTGGCATCATCCCGTTAGCTTGTGCCATTGCCTGCATAGCTGGTGTTGCGTCCTTGGCAGCTGTCGCAGCTCCCTGCATCATGGCAAGAGCTGCTTGGCTTTCCTGCTGCTGTGCCATTGCTTGGCGCTGCTCAGCCACTTCCTCATCACGTTTGAACATCTTACGTGGTGCGCCGTTGATTTCACGGGTTAGTTCGAGTGTTTCGTCACCATCGATTTTCATGAGCGTTGAACGATCGTATTCCCCGACAACAGTTGCCATTTGCAAAACACGTTCGATGCCCTGCATTTCTGCCATGCGACGCATACGAGCCAGCGGGCCGGTGAATTTCACACCGACATTCTTGCCACCAACAGATGAAGGCGGTTCAAGCGGTGAGCCTTGTTCAAACGCGCCCTTGCGCTGAACGATATCAACTTCGCGATCAATCGCACCAGCAATGCCGGTTTCGATCTTTGCACCGGCAGGGCCGAGCAATTCACCCTTCTCATTCGCACGAAGCAATGCCTCGGTCGCTGTCATCTGAGGGTTATCAACCATTGTCTGGAAAAGGTTGATGTACATGCTCTCACGGACAGAAAGGCGCTTGGCTTCAATCAATCGCTCGGCAAATGTCGGGTTTTGCGCCTGAATAATTGGCTGTGCCAGCAAGCGCCCCTGCTCATCCATCATACCGGCATTAACTGCCCCAGCATTCAGATTGAGACGCTGATTATAAATACCCCGCATAGTTGCCATCGGCGGTTTAATCATCTGCTGCGAGACATGAGCAACAGTCTTGCCCATCACCTGCAGCATTTTGATTTCAGAGAGCGCAGCCATGACAGGAGACTGGCCATAAGGCGAACCGTCCGTCTGATCCCACCACATCACCTGATATGGGAATGTGAAGAAGCCACTCGACCGGATCAGATGACGGCTCTCAACCTCTAACCAGAATGAGGCATATGGCTGATGACGACGCTTGTCTTTATGCTCTCCTGCTTCCTCACGCGGCATAACACAATGAATGAACGTGAATGGCTGATCCGGTTTGTTAGTGAGAGCGGACTTCACCTTTTCCGGCAGACTATCGCCTTCTTGTGAGAAATAGCCCTCAGCAGCCCGCGCTGTCAGTTCAAAGACGCGGATACACTTATCAACATCATCGTAAGCATCAATGCCCAAATATGTTTCAACCACCGGTATGGAGCGGTAGAAAAACGGTACTTTGACCGGATCGATACCACGGCGGCCGATATTCTCCTCCAGATACAGAATACCTGTGCCAAGTCCGCATGCCCCGCGAATTGCCTTCTGATTTGCCAATGCGAAATTGCTCTTCGCATCATACCGCGCTGTGAAATGGTAATCCCGCAGCCGGTCAAGCCACTCTTCCTCTAGATCAGTCGGATCTGGTGAAAACGGATCATCAAGCGAGAACGCATGCCATTTCTGAGCACGCGGTGCAATCAGGCTTTCCATTCCAGCATTCAACCGGTCGAGAGACCATGCTGCGGTTGCATCGAATATTTCTTTGCTCCGCTGAGCTGCTTGCGGTTGTTGCGCTGTACCGGTCAGCGATGAAGCAATGTTCATCCCGTTCAATTCGTATTTATGGGAGGCATAAGGCATGCACAGAGTGACAACATCGCGCCATGTGGCTTCCCAATAATAGCGCTCAACAGCCATTTGCTGCTGCATACGCATGATGTCGTCAGCAATGCCCATATTACATACCGCCGATTGTTGTGCGCTTCAGATTCTTACCGTAATCCTGCGCACCGAGCGGCGTGGTAATAATTGTTGCTGCACGTCCCTGCTGTTGCTCTGCAGCGGCCATTTCATTGGCACGGCGAGACTTTGCAGCTTCTGCATCCGCATCAGGCACTGCCGGTGCATCCGGAATTTTCGGGGTATCAGGCTTAAAGCACATCTTGCCAATCCTCTTTCAACCATGCCCAAAGCTCGAAAGCCTCACCATTCACGCCATAGTTTGGCATGTCAGCTTCTTTTCGCGCTCTGATGCTGGATAACCATTTATGCGCGAGGTCATGATCAGCTAATGATCTGATCTCAACGCGCGTTACGCCCTCAGCGATTAAACGCTCAGGCCATTCATTTAAGCAAAATCGTGTGATTGCAGGCGTTGCCCGCTTGAACTTTTCTGTGCCGTAAGCCCACGCATATCGCAGATGCGGCTGGTATATGTAATTGCCAATGGATACACCAAAGGCAGCGACCGGCTGTCCATCAATCCAAGCAGTCCAGCACCAGTTAGGTGATGAGAGATAAGACGTTGCGCCTGCCTGCGTACCGCTTTCCAATATTGCAGTAGCGAATATCTCGCGTCTGTCTTGCTCACGCATGTTCGCCGCCACGAAACAAATGTCCCGCAGCGTTCCGGCTCTGATTTCAACTTTCACCAGTTATCCAGTATGTTTTCGTCAGGGGCTATAGTCTGCATTTGACCAAACGGAATGTTTTCCGGCCTTTCTTCGATCAGACCGGGGAATAGTTCTGTGAAGCCCCAGACAAGCGCGTCAACACGGTCAGGCGAGTAACCGGCGCTTAACCGATCAAAACCCGTTGTGAAGCTGCACATCTGATCTTCAAGCTCTGTGAACTCTCTCACATGGCGAACGCGTCGACGGGCATAGAGCGCACTGATCGGCTCCGCGCGAACAACCTTGCCACGGGATGCGTGAACCAGCTTAACCGGAATCCACCGGCCCTTTGCCTGTGCTTGGATGGTGCTTTCGACCATCTCGCCGCCTTGGTTCCTTTCAGCGACAATGCTGTCAGCCTTGTAGTAATTGTAGAGCGTAACTGCACGCTTCGCCCATTCCTCTGGCTTCATAACGCCACTGGAATCCTCAAGAACGTAGCCGTACCCTTCTTTGTCGATAGCGCAGACAATAATCCCTGTCTCGTCACTACCGGGGTTGGAGCTTGTCGCAGGATCTAAAGCGACAACAATCTTCACAAAGTCCGGCAGTTCGTCGTCGCCAAGAACATACATCCGCTCGATAACGCCGCGCGACCATAGAGCGTCTTCCGCATCGCCTGAGAATTCACCGAGAAAGAAGCGCTTGCGCTTGGCTTCTGGTAGATATTTCAGGCTTTCGAGATAGTCAGGCGGCAGATTGAGATGGTTATCCATCGGATTTGCCACATAGTGGCTATAGTCACTGCGATTGATTGGCCGCTTGCTTTCCGGGTCAACACCTTGGACGAACAGTTTGTAAGTCCAATGACTTTGCGTTGTCGGGTTCAAGTCCACGTAGTTGCGTAATAGCAGCGGACCCGGATGTCCGACATTTGCCTGCACGTTCTGTGCAAGGCGTGTCATCAGGGTAGTGTGAGCATCGTAACTAAGCTCTGATGCTTCGTTCTCATAGATCGTGGCGTATTCTTTACCTAGAACCTTATCGACACGCTCTTTGTCATCAAGACCAGCACACCAGACCTCGGACCCGTTGCCATAAACAAAAACGCCGTCTTGTTCGTACCACTTATATTTTGCGTCAGGATAAGCCAGCCGCATAACCTTCGGGAATGTATCGCGCCCGACTGACTGTTTTACCGCGACAGCGTGCTTACGAAATATGCCATGGCGCGAACCTCCCGCACGCAAAGCCCGTGTAGCAATCGCGTAGCACGTCAGGAATGTCTTGCCCGAACGCGACCCGCCATAAATCAGCGTGTGCTTTGTACCCTGCCGACCAAGGAGAGGAAGCAAAACCTGCTGCTTCTTCGTCAACTGGATCGTCATAGATCGGAAGCCTCCGGAGCGATCATAACCACATGCCCCGTATGTTCGACTTCCTGTTTATCGCCGTACTTCTTCGGAGCCAGTTTAGCGGCACGCCATTGAAGTGCTGCAAGTTTCACCCGCATTGCAGATGCATTCTCAACATTAACATCATCAATCAACTGAATAATTTTGTCATCCATCAGATCCGCTTGGATTTCTCTCGCACGCGCGCACCTTGTGGCAAAAGCCTCATCATCTTCCATCCAGCGAAGAATGGTCCGACGATTTGGCATATTGTCGGCCGCACATATCTGCACGAGGCTAAACCCATCCACCAAACCATTGATGATAGCTTCTTCCATCTCTGGTGTTCGCTTTGAAGGGCGACCAGTATTTACTGGCTGCCCTGCTCTTGCCTCAGCCTTGTCCACTATCTGTTTAACGCGATCCGGCGTCATTGGACGTCCTTTCACCGGCTTGAAAATGTCAATTACTTAGAAGCGAGCCCCACACTTTGTAAATTACAACATGAAGGGCAACTTGTGCTTATTTCTTGGATTATATGTCAGTTATAGGACCAAGGGTGTGAGGCTCACTATAAGCTTTTCCGCGACTTAAAATTGACTTTGAAAATAAGAAACGCATAGTTTCACTACCTGCTTTATAACTAAGTTTCCAAGGCGTACTAACTAGGAGAAATGCGTCATGGAACTAAAAAACAAGACTATAATCATCACTGGTGCCAGCAGTGGGATAGGTGCAGCAGCAGCACGACTGTTCTCTGCTGAAGGAGCCAATGTTATTCTCGGCGCCCGCAGATCTGCCGAACTTATAACAGTGGTTAACTCGATCAAAGGATCCAATGGCAGAGCTTTATTTCTGGCCGGTGATGTGAAAGATGTTGGTTATGCCGACGCACTTGTTAGCTTGGCACAGCAAGAATTCGGTGGATTGGACGGCGCATTCAACAATGCTGGTTCAATAGGAGAGATGATATCGATCCCCGAGATGAGTATGAATAATTGGTCCGAAGTGATCTCGGTCAATCTGACGAGTGCTTTTCTCGCAGCTAAGGCACAAATACCTGTACTGAAAACCCGCGGACAAGGATCTATTGTTTTCACATCATCATTTGTTGGTTTTAGCAACGGTGGAATGCCAGGCATGGCAGCTTACGCCGCATCCAAGGCAGGCATGATCGGCTTGATGAAGTCACTAGCATCCGAACACGCTATTGATGGCATACGTATTAATGCTTTATTGCCAGGCGGGACAATTACACCAAGTGGAGGTGAAGGGAACCAACCTGCTTTAGATTTTATTGCTGGGTTACATCCCATGAAACGAATGGCTACGCCCAAGGAAATTGCACAGACTGCATTATTCCTTCTATCTGATCGATCCAGCTTTATGACGGGATGTCCAATCCTTGCGGACGGTGGACTATCGGTGCGATTAACCTAACCATCTAAACTCTGTTTACTAACCCGCCGGAACATACACAGTTCTTCGCGGCAATGACGAAGATCGGTGCTTTTGCACCGACCTTCCTGCTCATCATTTAGTCGTCGGTGCGAGCTAATGCCTCCTACTTTGGCGTAAGCGTCATCACTCACCCCTTGCAGCAGCTACAATCCATGCAATGCCACAGAGAGCCATCCACGTGAGAATGACCATCCCGCTAAAGTGCCAGAATGATTGAAAGGTGAATTCGAGGAAGGGCATAGTTCATCCTTATGCAGGTCAGCCGAAAAGGTTAAGACAGCATTGGCAAAAATGAATCGCAAATATTCGTAGAGGTGGTAACTTTAGTTTTTACTTACATGCGGGAGGATAAAATGCCATTTCGATCTAAGGATTATATCGGGTCTTACACGCCCGAACAGTTGGATATGCTTCAAAACATGTACAACGAAGTTTGCGCTATTTTAGGCGAATGCCCCACCACAGGAGAAAAACGCGAAATAATTGCAAAGGCGGTGATACGTTTAACTGAGCAAGGCGAGAAAGACCCAATCCAGATCGCACATACCATAAAGTTGCTTGCGCCAATTATGTACTAATTCTCACTCCGCAGTGTTTGTCTTTAGTATCACATCTATCCTCTCTCCTGAGGAGATAGAAATGAGCACCCGCGCCGAACCGTGAGGAACGGCGGGGTGAAACCGGCAAATTAAAATCTCAACGCCCTGCAGCAATGTGCGGGTCGATATGCTTGTAGGTATCAACGGCAAGCCGGAAGGCCGAGTTGGGCTGGTTCTGAATATTGTACTCAACAGCATGGGAGTTGGTACTTCGATCAGGCAGCGATGTGATGCCGACAGTGATAACGTCTGCCTTAAAGACATCCGGCACGTCATAGTCAGAAATGGTGAGTTTTACTGCATACACTGCTGGGCTGACATCAAGTGCAGCAGCCGGCGTACTCAGGCAGAAGGCGGCAGCAAGCATAGCAATGCAACCGAAGAACATACTTCGTAAAAGTTTCATGCGTTTTCCTTTCAATTTGATATCAAACAATAAAAAACCCCGCACTAAGCGGTGCACCAAGAATTGCATACATATTTACTTAAGAATTTTATATTAGTAATATATAAATTCACGGGGAATTTTTATTACTTTGGAAGGTTGATTATGCATCATTCAAATAATGAAAATCACGCAATTCCGCCTCCTTTAGAAGAGGAGTGTCGAACCTCATTAGAGCGCAAAAGCTCAATCACTACAAATTTAATTTATATAACCACTATATTGATTATATTTAATGCTGTTTATTCAATATCTTGTTTAATTGAGTAGCAACTTCAGCTGCTTTCCAATGCAACATCTGGTTCCGCCTCATGGGATCGAACCACGACCGGCGCATTCAAACTGCGCTGCCCTACCTTTAGGCGAAGGCGGATTAGCTAAACCATCTAACAGTAGTTGCTTATCTTAAGATCGTCACCTAATCTTACAGTCAGTAACATGGGGGTGATCTATGAGGGACAAGATTCACAAACTTATTGTTGATGCGGTGGTGGTCGATCGTACACTGGAGGAACCATTCTCAGCACATGATGTACGCAGGATATGCCCAGGATGGGGACTCCCACGATACTATTCTTATCTTGCTGAGAATTGTTCGGATAATCAGCCGCAAGAGCTGGCTCTGTACATGCGGCTTGGTAGGGGAAGGTATGCACTAAACAAAAAAGGCAGCCTTTAAGCTGCCTCTCAAATCGGCTCTCGCGTTAAACGCAAATCACCATAATACAAAATATAGTATATTCCGCGTACACGGGCAACAGCCTATTGTGTTTTGTATCCCCAATGCACAGCCAGCTCGTCCAGACCGTCTTTGATATAATCACCTATGGTCTTCCGGTCACGCTGGCTCTCTGCCATATCCTTTATCTCCATCCCCTGCCCGACGACCTTAATCATAAGGTCAAAGGCTTTGCGGCCAAGCACAGGCTTACATTCATTCAACCGTTGTACCGCATCAATCATGCTGTCCGGCAACGGGTCAATGCCCTTGCCGCCGTCCACCTGCTCGCGGCCATAATCTATGGCAATTGTACCTTTCGCGCCTGACCGCTCCCAATATTGCCGAAACCGGCCGGCAGCCGCCCATTGTGCATCATTGATATGGCCGCGTGAATAGAGTGTGCCAACCGCACTCTCCTTGATATTCACATAGGCTTTGATCTTCGGCGGGTTCCAGCTCTCGCCTGAATGATCTGGTGAGTAAAACGGGTTCGGGACACGATGCACCCGAATATCGGATTTGAGGGTTCCCACCTCGCCGCGAGAGATTGCTTTTCGCTGTTCTTTTGATGGTGCCGCCATATGTATTTCCCTGCGCTGAATATCTATTGTAACTCTATAAACTACTGCTAATATTGAAACTTGTTGCCACATCATCTGAGGGGTAAACGAGTGCGTATGCAGCGTTTTATGAAGTGGCATTTGTCAGGTGACGACTGGATCGTTATGGATTGCCTGACTGGTGAGGAGGCTTTTGTTGGTGGCGCCAAGTATGGTGCATTGATTGAGGTCGAGGCTGAAAGATATGCTGAAACTCTCAATTGGTTACATAGTTATGCACCTCTAAACTCAGCGCCGTGGGTTCAAGAAGAGCCGTACGAAAGAGAATGACTGCACACGTCTGCAGCGTTAAGCCATCCCCAGCGCGTCCATATAAAGCTGGATCATTGCTTCTTCCTCCTGACGCTCATGCGCTTCCTTCTTGCGAAGGCGGATAATTGCGCGAACAGCTGGCGCATCGAAGCCTGAACCTTTCAGCTCAGCGAAAACCTCTTTGATATCATCACTGATAGTTTTCTTTTCTTCTTCCAAGCGTTCAATGCGCTCGATGAAAGCGCGAAGCTGGCCAACTGAAACGCTCTGTGCTGTATCGTGGGTAATGTCGTCACTCATGGCTTAATCCTTATGCTGCTAATGCTGGGTTTGCGGTTTCAATGCCTTGTTTTTTAAGTGCGTACAGAATTGTCGTGTGATCGACATCAAAGTGCTTGGCGAGGAATGGCAGAGATGTTTCAGGCCAGCGCAGTTTGATTGCGCATATGGCAGCGTGACGTGCCTTTGAAATTCTGTGTTGTCGCGTTTTGGCGTTCATTTGCTCAACAGGAATTTCATACAGATACGCCACGATCTCACGGGCTTGCTTGACGCTATCAAAGCCCATTCCAATGGCCTGCTGTGCAGCTTCATAAACTTCCGGAATAGGCGCTGCATCAACGGCATCCTTAATCCTTGCTGGGGATTTTTTTGTTACCTTGGCCAGCTTTTCTTTTGCTTCAGCACGTCTGCGCTCTGCCCATACGCGGCGAACAAGTTTAGGGTTCATCCCGCGATAGATGCTCACGTCTTCAATACTGGAGCCACGGCATCCAAAGTCCACTTCTGTTTTCATTTTCCTGCCTGCCTCATGCGTTTGAAAGTATTGATCTGCGCGCTTCGCTCGAGGTGGATCAGTTGTTCAATTTCAGCCTCTGGCCTGCCCATAGCTGCCGCGATTTCCAACGTATCTTTCCCCATGCGGAACATATCGAGTGCCGTCATGCCGCCACTCCGATGATCTGCCAGCCCTTGCCGTCATTCGGCTTGAGCAAGTGCTCAGGAATGCGGCAACCATCCTGCCATGGCAGAGCTCCAAGCAGAGGGTTCCAGCGGCGATGCAGCCTTGCTTGCTCGAGGTAAAACTCGAGTTTGCGCTCCTGTTCAGCCTGCGGCAGCGCGAAAACATCAATCTTTGTCACGGTCGCAGGCTTCGCCAGCCCTTCACCGGCTTTGATCCGGGCGTTGTAGCTTTCACGAATAGCCTTGACGAAATACGCCCATTTGGACGCGGGGTGCTGCATTCTCGCCGCAACGGTGCGGATTGTCGGCAGGATATCGGTTTCCACATCAACGCCAGCACCAATCAACCCGATGATAGCGCCCAGATCGAGTGCACCATGCGGATGAATTTTATCTCCCGCCGCTTCTGTCAGCTTTTTCGTTAAATCCCTGAGGTCAAGATTTTGCTTTTGAGAAAGATCAGCAGCAGCATTTACGCCAAGGTCTTG